AGGAAGGTCCGAAGATACCACCCAGTCGGGCCTTTGCTCGCTGGGAAGCTGCTTCAGGAAACGCACCGCGTCACTGGCTTCCAAGACGCCTTTGGCCGTCAGGGGAAGCTGCAAGTGCCCGCGATACCTTCCGCGAGCATTGTTCTCCGTTGAGCCGTGTCTCATCACCAGCATTTCCATCAGTAGTACCGCCTGCTGTTTCTGTACGCCCGGATACTCGGGTTCGCCATCGAGCGGTCAAAACTCCTGCCGGGAACCATGACCGTGGGCCGTGTCTGATCTTGATGGCGGGTCAGTTCCAGCACCGAAGTCAGCCTGCGCTTGTACTCCTGCAAAACCCCCATCGCTTTTTTCACGTCGCTCTTGAGCATGGCGAGATAGGCTGCAAAGGGAGGTACACATCTCTGGGCCACCAGAGGTAGGGAAGTCGTGTCCGAATCGTTCACCAGGGTGGTGGGCACGGGAACGTAGTGCATGGTCACGTTGGCCGAGGATGAAGGCGGAGGCCAGACAATGAAGTGCTTATAGCTGAAAGGCACGTATCCCTGCGAGTCGTTGGAACTGTCCTTCTCCCACTGATACATCCCTCCATACTGCTTGTCGAGAGACAGCAGGAACGAAGGAAACATCCGCAGTTCCCCCCAGATGGAAGGACCGTAAATCCACAACGGGGTCAGCAAGTCGCTCGGGGAATCATAGTAGGCAAGGTTGGCCACCAAGGGAACCGAGGTATCGCTCTGCGGGATGCGACAGTCCATCACTACCCGCAGGATGGCGTGATTGATGTAGGTGTTCAGTTCCGAGGAGGACCACAGACCATCGCTGTTCGGCTCGTTGATGAACAGTTTTACCTTGGTCCTGAAATCAACGAGTTGGTAGTTGAGAATCGCCATGACATTACTGGGTGTTGTCGTAGTAGAGAGCCGCGAAAACTCCCGTTGCCGCGTTCGTGTTGTCGGTGGAACCTGAGCCTCCCGTGAAGCAGAAGCTGATTCCAGCCGAGTAATAGATGCCGATGGGCGATACCGCCATGAGTCCTGCCCCGCTCGTACTGGCAGGCACGGGAATAGACTCGATGAACCCCGTGGCCGAAGAACACGTCGGGGCTGCCGCGAGGTTGTACATCCGCAGGTAATAGAGCGTGGCCGTGGTGTTGATGGCCCGGACTCCGAAGAACGTACCCGGGGCGGCTTTGCAGTTCGTCGCATTGGTTGAGGCTGCGGACACGAGGTAGCAGCCCGTGGCCTGAATCATCTGCACCGTGGACTTTTGCTGCGGCCAGACGGTCTGCGGAAGAATCAGGGCCGCGCAAAGTAGAAAGCAAACCAGTGTTCTCATGTTAGGCTCCGTAACTCGGTTTCAGGTCCAGTTGAAGCGGGAACCCAATAGCGTTCAGCCGTTGGGCAAACAGACTTCCCTCCTCGAAGGGTTCGAGTGACCGCACCCGTGTGCTCCACCACCGCGCCTTATTCTCCAGGATGGATTCCATCCAGTCTCCGTAGACCATGAACCACTGCTTGGCAAGGTCCATGTCCTGGAATTCACCCTCCCTGAGAAAACACTTCATCAGCGTGTAGAATACCAAAGCCAGATGGCATTGGACGGGGAGTTGTGGGGTATCTGTGTCCAGAACCATCGTGTCCGGGATGCGTACAAAGGAAAACCCGATGTTCAGGTCATCCATCGTGAATACCTGAAGCTCCCCGTAGTCCTTGCTGACGAAAGGATTTTGGGCATCCGAGTAGAAGGCGATGATGGAGCCATTCTGGTCGGACCACTGAATCACGATTCCCAATTCGCTGGTAAAGGTATAGGTGGAATCCAGGTTTCCGCTGTCATCCTTGATTTGCGTCATCACCCCGGTTTCCTGCGAGGCGCTGTAGGAAACGCCGTTCTGGGAAGGCGTGGGATAAGGGGCAATCACCGGCTGCTGGCCGAACTGCGGAAAGTAGAAACGGAACGGGTTATTGACCGGAGCCTGCCGCCAGGAAGGATCATCGCGGTCCAGTTCGTATTCATTGGTCTGCGGAAGGAATACGCGGTCCCAGGTGAACCGCCCGAACTGATAGACCGTATTCGGAGCCGTGTAAGTCGAGACAGAAGATGTGCAGATGATGTTGGCGAACTGCTCGAAGAACTGGGTAATCTGCTGGGTGTAGAACACCCCTTCGTTGATGTAGTAGTTCAGTTCCGTCGTTGGCCATGAAAGGGAATACGTGTCCGTGGACGTGTTCATCAGGTAGGTCTGAACCTGCGAACGGATAGTCCCGAGATTCATGGATTCGCTCACGCCGTCACCATCTCCAGGATTCCTTTGGGTTGCGGATAGGTTCTGAGTCCAGACTTCCAGAGGCGGTATACCTTCTCAATCTGGGCCATCACTTTCGCGGGCGTCAGCCGGGAAGTGCAAATCGGTGCTGGAACTCCGATTCCAGAACCGTCCTTCACGACCACTTCGTAGGGACAACTCCACAGACCTCCGGTGTCCTGCGTTTTCCTGTCGTTGCGGTTATCGAAGGCCAACGAAGTCACCGCATCGAACGAATGGGTCGCGCCCTTGCAGGTAGGACATTCTGAATTGACTGTGTGGATGTAATGCAGGGTGTGACAGGGATGGCAGAACACTTCCTTCTGTTCGGGAGCGATGCAGAAGTCATTCTTCCAGTACTTGCACAGATTTTCGTGGCTCGAATGGGATAGCATCGTTATCTTGGGAGTGTCGAAACATCCGGCTGCATTGAGGATTCCCGTCTCAGGGCCAATCACCAAGTCCACGTAACGCACCATGTTCAGGGTGGTCCGCAGATGCCATCTGCCTGCCCTGGGAAGGTATTTGTTCGATTCCGCCCTCTCTAGGAGAGAGCATTCGATGTCCCCAACGCTGATGAGAAGGATATCGGGATTCCTGACCACCAGTTCCTGGGCTATCTCCTGAAAGTATGGGTAGCGTTTATGGTAGCTCGAACCGCTCAACACCCACATGACGATGAATCGCCCTGCGTACTTCTCCCTGAACCCTTCGGCTGCCACTGTCTCAGAATCGGAGAAGAACAGTTCTCCGTTCATCCCACGGTCTGGATACCCCGCCTTGGCAAGATGATTGTCGTAATAGTTCGTCTCGCCTACCTGCTGGCGGATGGAGCGAATCGCGTTGTAGAACTTGTTTTCCTCGTTCAGTTCCGGGTGCTTTTTACCTAAATCGTCCATCATGCGCATCAGACGGGAATCGGGAACCAGAAGCGTTTCCTCTGCCGCGCCGGTGAGGTTGATGAACTTGTCGTACTGCTTGGCGAGTTCCGCCCAGTAGTCCCACAGCGGCCCACTGACCGTCCCCTTGTTGGGAACATAGTCCCTGATTTGAACCGCCAGTTCGTCCACATAGGGGCAGTGTTTCAGGACATCCCTGGCTACTTCTGAGCAGTTGACGGTGACGTGGTAGCCTTCTTCCTTGAGCTTTTTGAACACCGGAACGGATTGTACGAAATCGCCAATTGCACCATATCTAACAACCAGCGCTCTTTTCTGCGCTCGGGGAAGTGTAAGTCCATGAGCAGGTGATGCCATTGACGCAGTTTTCTTGTAGACCTGAAGGAAGGAATACTCGTCACGCTCACCACGGATTTCGTCTGCGAGCACTTCCGCCTGCCCGATGCTGGAAATGGCATCTCGAATCTCCTGTGGTTCCAAATCCCTCTGGTGGTTGAAATTGGCTCCCCATTCGCCCTTGTTGGGGTAGAAGTTCATCCAGTCCTTGCGGCCCAGTTTCTTTGCCACGCTCTGTGTCAGCGGAAGGTAGAGAATCAGGTTGCCTCCCGGCTTGATGAGCCTCCACCATTCCCTCAGCACGGATTCCGGGTAGGGCAAGTCCTCAAGCGTGTGGGACGAATAGACGTAATCGAAGGATTCGTCCGCGAAGATAGCGAGATTGGAAACGTCTCCGATGATGTCCGCTTCCTTGCAGGAGGCCTGGGACAGCCCGGCATCCACGCCAAGGCAACTGTAGGAAGGCGTCTTTTCAACCTTCAGCTTCCAGCTTCCGCAGCCTAGGTCAAGGCCGTGCCCGAACACGTAGGGCGCAATGCGGTCGTGTACCTTCAGGGTTTCTCCGCCTTCGTCCAGATAGCCACTCCAACTCATTAAATTCGTATCCTCCGTTCCCTTTCGATTGCCGTGGAAGGGTCAAGCAGCAGAAGCCTTCCAAGATCATAGCGCAGATTGTAGAGCGGAAGCTCCGGTCCGATAGGCGCAGGCCAATGAGAGGATGAAACCCTCAGAAGCAGGACCGTGAAGTTGCGGCTGATTTCGATGCCGTCGAGCGTGGAATCAAGCGGAATCAAACCGTCCGCGATGTCCACCAGCATCCTGAAGAACCGTTCAGGTTTCAGGGCAAAGCAGTGCAGCCAGGGAGCCTGCACGGAACTGAAGTAGAACTCAACCTGCGAGTCACAACCTTCATCCTTGATGCCGATGCCCTCAAACTTGGCGTCCGAAGGAATCGCCAACTGCGGGTAAAGGTCGTGAAAGAGACTCAGTATCTGCTCGGGCCTAACGATGAACCCGCGCTTGTACTTAGCCCCGGCGAGAATGGAGGAGCGGCCAGAGGGAGTCAGGTCGAACTTTTTCAGCCCTTCCTTTTCTGCCACTAGCCGCCCCCATGAGATTACGTGTACTGCGGCCCAAGACTCAGGATGAACGTCCCCCCGGGAGCCGTTCCGGTCCCCGAGGCCGTCCCGGTCTGCACCAACCCGATGGTGATGACCCCGGCTGCCACAGAAACATTGGGAATGAAGGTGTTCTGCGTGAATGCGCCGGAAGTCACCGTGATGGCGGTGCTTCCCGTGGTCGTGGTCGTGCCCGACAGGATGAACGGCTTCACCCCCGCAGGCGGGGAAGAAGGAGTCGCTGTCGGCACGAACGCGATGCTGCACAGGAAGGTAGCTTCTGGAATCGGGATGTAGGAAAGCACCGTGGTCGCCGCCACAACTTGACCGGAAGCGGTGCTCACCACATTGGCCGCAGCCAGGGAGAAAGTCCCAAGAAATGAATGATCTCCATCGTATGCCATGTCGTTTCCCCCTTAAGAACTGGTGACGTGAGCGATTCGCTCGCTCCCGTCGGTCTGCTGATTCCAGATTTTTTGGAAGCCCAGTAGGGCATACCAGGCAATCCCCTGGCTGCGTCCGTAGTCCGTGGGGACTTTCTCGCGCAACTCCTCGGGAATGGCGACACCTTCCATCACCGCGTCAAAGCCGATGGCGATTGCTTCACCGGCTCCGGCTGCGGCCGCGGTGGTGCCCACCTGGTTCGAGAGCAGGTTGGTTTCCTCGACGAACCGGCCCATGTAGTAGCGGCCCGCTTCGCCACGGTACAGGTATTCGGCAAGCTGGTCGCTGTACTTGGTCACGTCCACGAAGCCGCCTGATTGCGTGTCGTTGAACATCCCGGTCATGGCCTGCACGGAGCAAATCACCACGTAGCTCTGGCCGTCATAGAACGGTACGTTCTTCTTGCGCATGTCGTCGCACACCAGACGCCAGTTGGTGCCCCCGAAGCTCGAAGAAGCGGTCGAGGAGGTGGTCCCATTGGTGGTGATGTTGACGGAGTTGGATGCGGTGCAGACGTAAGTCAGGTCCGAGGACTGGAACTGCTTGCCCGCCACCGAGTCCAGCGTGATGGCCATGTCGTTCATCAGCGTCTGGACAACCGAGTTGTCCACGTCGAGTTCCGACAAAGCAACCAACTGGTTGGTGAAGGCAATGGCGTTCGCGTATTCCGTGATGGTCAACGTGCCCTGATTGATGGTGAAGTTGGTTTCGGGAATCGTTGCTGTTTCGGCCAGCCCGGAAGTGGATGCGGCGGTAGCGACCGGCTGCAACTTGTCGAAGTAGACCTTGTTGCCGCGCCGTGCGCCCTTCGCTCCCTTGATTTGAACGAACTGCCGGAACCGCTTCAAAGGCTGGGCCTTGATGCGTAGCTGGAGTGACAACTCGTTGTTGGTGAAGTAGCCGCCAAGCGAGTTGGTTCCAAATAACTGTGAAGGCATAGAGCCTCCTCCTTACAGCCGGAGAATGTCGCACCCTAACGGCGCAAGCCGCGATGGGAGCGTTGCTCTTGTTCCTTCAGCATCCGCATATGCTGCGCGTAGGCATCATCTGCGGTTAGCGGAGCCTTTTGAGCAGGTTGTTCCGATGCTGGCGGTGGAGCGGTGCTGGTCACCAGGGGGATTACCCTGGTTTCCTGTGTGAGTGCTTCCTTGGCCCCTTCAGAGCGGATTTTCCCGGTGAATTGCCTGAAATTGTCCGTCGCCTTGTTGAGCAAGGCAGCCGGGTTCTTGGCAAGTTCGGGGTCCGTCTGCATGAGCAGGTTGGCCTCGAAAGCGACTCGAACCTCGTGTTCGGCCAAGTCCGGGTTGGACTTGATCCAATCGTTGCGAATCTGTTGTGCGGTCAGTGCAGTAATGGTCCGCTGCACCACGTTCTTCTCGATGAACGTCTTGGGGTCTTGCACGAACTCGTTCAGAATCTTGTTGGCTTCAGCCTGCTCGACAGCCATCTGCTCGGGAGTCTTGGAAGGAACCGGAGCGGGCTGTGCAAGTCGTTCGCGTTCCAGAAGCGCCTTCTCCTGGGCCAGCTTGGTGGCGTGTTTCTCAAGCTCCTGGTAGCCTTTTTCCAGGGCATCTACTTCCTTGAACTTCCCGGCATAAACCTTGGGTTCCGCAGGCGGAGGCGGTTCCTTGGCTGTCTCTTGCGGTGTGGGGGCAGCTTCAGGTTCCTTGGCTGGCTCATTAGCTTCGGGCGCATCCAGGTTGCGGAACCCAAGGTCTTTGTTCGGATTCGTTACCGCTTCCGAAGAAGTGTCCCGCACCGTACCGTCCGGCTTTTCATCCATCATCCGGCGCTTGACAGGGACAGGCTGCGCGGCCTCGACCTTCGTGGGCGGGGGAACGGTAGTTGGGGCTGCCGGAGGCGGCGGGGACTGCACGCCACGGTCAGCGCCGTCCTGCTCCATGTAGAGTTCGCTGGTTGTCCCGGCTTGCGGCATCAGTTCCCCTCAACCCTGGCGTTCCTTACGAATGCCTCTGATTCCCTGCCTATCTCCGTGGAACGTCCTTCAAGAACGCTTCCAGCAATATCAGCATTCCTCTCCGTCGTCAAGATAAAGTCTTGGAAGAACCGCAGGCAACGAAGGTACATCTGGAACTCCATGACCTGTTCCTTGTCACAGATTTCAAGCCTGCCCTGCGCCCACTGAATTTCCTTGTCGGTCTGCGAGAGGATGAGCCGGTAGCCCATCGAGTCCTTGATTTCCGCAATAGCTCTGCCGCGCTCAATCCAGCCCTTCAGTTCCGCATCGGGCCTGCCGAACCATTCGGACTTGATGACTTTTGCTAGCTTGCGGAGGGGCTTGGCTTTTTCCAGGAAGTCTTGGAGCATCTGGCGGGAGGCGAGTTGTTCAGGCGTGGGCATTACCCCTTGACCCGGTTGAGGCGTGGATTCTTCTTGTGCGCAGCTTTGGAAGCGTTCCTGCTGGAAGCCGCGAGAATCGCCCCGGCGCGGTCTTTACTGATGCCTTCGCGCTTTGCAATGGAAGATTGCACGGACTTGAATCCAGGGTGCGCGTTCTTGTTGTGCAGCATCCCGTAGCGGTTATCTCCGTAGAGGTCGCACTTGTCTGGCTCGGCCTTGGGTGACGGTCCGGCCATCGCGTTGTCATCGCTCATGCGCTGGTCCGCCACGTTCCGCCCGTAGCCTTCGAGGTACAGTTCGTCCCCAGCGGTTCTCGGCATCGGCTCACGCCTCCCGCCTAGCGTTTCGTATTCACGAAGCGATACCGTCACGTCTGCGGAGCGCAGGGAAGCAACTGAACCGGCGAGAGAAGGATCGCGGGTTTCATTCTCGGAGTAGGCCACGGTATGGACGTACTGCGGGGCGGGAAGCATCGGGTCTCTGCCTTCCTCCGAACCGAATGCCCCGGGAGGAAGCGACTGCCGGTAAGTTTCAGGAAGCCTCGTTGCCGCGCTGTCCTTCATGTCTGGCATGTCATTTCTCCGGGATGTGCGCCCCGGCCTGCCTTGCTTTCGACAGGTCCACGGCGACCATCATCTTGTGCTTCGCTGCTCCGGTCTTGCCCGTTGCCTTAACCGTCCTCGGAGTCTTGGAGTAGACTTCGTGGAACGCCGCTTCGATGCGAGGGTCGGAAGCGGATTTCGTGCTGGCCCGGTATCTAGCCACGGACTTCGCCGCGCCGCTTGGTCAGGTCGGTGTACTCCACGAACTTCGGCTTGCCGCCGGGGTCCGCAGTCTTTTCCTGATAGGCGACGGCACCGTGCAGTTCCTGCGGGCGCGTCTCGCTCTCGGAGAAGCCTACCGTCTCTACGCTTCCGCCCTGACGGGCATCGTGCGTGGATTCGTTCGGAAGCTCGTTCTCTGCCGGTACAACCATGTCGCCTTGCGGGGGTGTGGGCATGTCAGTCTCCTTCGCGTGATTGTGCTACCGAGAAACTGTTTCTGTCAAGCCCAACCCGCAGAGATGGTTCAGCGGGAATAGCGGGTCGTAGTCCTGGCTGCCTCCGGGCACGTTATTGAGGCCGTAGCAGCCGGTGTGCTGAATCATTGAGACTTTGGGCACAAGGATTCTTTTGTTCGTGGGGATATGGCGGATAGCCCATTCCTCAGAAGTCCAGTTCGCACAATTGTTCAAGTCCTGGCTCCTGAATACCCTACCG